AAGCTAGTAGTAATGCAGATGCTTCTAATTATATAGAGATTTATTCTAGTGCAACTAATGCTTTTGATGCTACTATATCTTATGTATCTCTTAAGCCTGTAAACGACAAAAATCATGCAACAACTGTATTTACAGGTGATGATTTATGGGATGGTGCAGATAATAGTGTATCTAATTGGACTGCTGGTAGTGGTACGAGTACTCATGTTGCTTCTGCTGATTGTATAAAATTAACTCCAGCTACTAGTAGCAATGGTTCATACATTCAGTTAAGAAATACTAAAGATTTGACTGCAGATTTAGTTGTAGGTAGAAACTATCAATTAAGCTATGATTCTGCTGGTGATATAGTTGGAAGTGAAAGTAAAATGAGTGTTTATGATAGTTCTTCTTTCCAAGCTGCAAGTAGTACTACTACTGTTGCTAATATTTTATCTAATGGTGACTTTGAAGCTGGTTCAGGTTCAGGAACAAGTAGAGTATTTACTAGTTGGTCACAAGAGGATGGAGGAGCTGGAGATATAGAAGAAGAAACAAGTTCTCCTCATAATGGAAGCAAAGCAGTAAAACTAACAACTTCAAGCAGCGCTATTGCCGCTATATCTCAAAGTGCAACAAGTTTAACAGCAGGTACTAAATATCTTCTTACTTATTGGAGTAAAGGTGATGGAAGTGTTGGATTAAGACATGAAATATATGATAATAGTAACTCAGCAAATATAGTAGCAAGTGCAAATGATAACTCAGGTAATACTACTACTAGTTGGGCTCAAACAGCAGTTCAATTTACATTGCCATCAGGTTGTACAGCAACAAGAATAAAGTTTTTATCTCCACATGCTAATGGAGTTGCTTATGTTGATGATGTAGTAGTATCTGCATTTGAAACAAATACTATAGACTTTACAGCAGGACATGCAACTAATTGTGAACTTAGACATCAAGATGCTAATGGTGCTGATGTGGTTACCAATGGTACATTTGCTTCTGATTCAGGCTGGACAAAAGGGACAGGTTGGAGTATTAGTGGTGGAACAGCAGATTGTGATGGTTCTCAAACTGGCAATACAGTATTATCTCAAACATATGCAGGTGGGTTTGAAGCAGGAAGAAAATATTCAATATCATTCACTATATCTGATTATACAGCAGGTGAGATTAACCCACATATTACAGGTGCTAATTCTGGTAGTGTATCTGGTAATGGAACTAAAACTTCAGTAATTACAGCTACTTCAGCTAATAATGATATAGTTATGTATGCTGATTCCCTTTTTGATGCTAAAATTGATGATGTTGTTATATATCCTCTTGAGAATTTATGGGTTGATGATATTTCTTTAAAAGAAGTAGGTATAGCATCAGGTTGGACAGATGCAGACCAACAACTTGATATACCACAAACAGCTTTACAATCTTATAATCAATTGGCTTGGTTTCCAGGTGTAGACCCAGGAACTGATTATTTTGCTAAAATAACTGATGATTCTGCTCTTGATGACGTTTTTGCTGGAGGAGGAACAGTAAGTGCTTGGATATATGCAAATGGTATTGGTGAAGGAGGATATGGAAGAATTTTTGATAAAGGTAAGGCTGTCCTTTATGTTTATTCTCACTCAAGTGGGCAAGTTAAATTAAATTATACTTTTGAACACGATACCACAAATGCCACTGGTGCAACTACATCTAGAGTAATAAACTATGGTAAGTGGCATCATATAGCAATAGTTTATAATTCTAGTTCTCCTGCTACAGCTGCTACAATATATGTAGATGGTCAGTCTGTTGCAGTTACTGAAAATAGTGAGGGTAGTGGAAGTTATACTACTGATAATGGACAGCATTTATATATTGGTAATAAAGGCAATGGTTCAAGAACATTTGACGGAACAATAACAGAAGTTTCATATTGGTCAGCTGGTTTAAATGCATCTGAAATAAGTGAATTATATAATGATGGTAAAGCTTTAGATGCAACATTGCATACTAAATACTTAGAAGGAACAGCTAATTTAAAAGGATATTGGAGAAATAATGGACTTGCAACTTGGCAAGATTTAACAGCTAATGATAATGATGCTGTTCCAACTAATCTAACAGAAACAATGTTAATCACAGCAGGAGCAGATGCTACAAGAGATTCTCAAGGATTTCTAATGAATAGACAAAGAACTACCAATAGTTTAAATACAAATGAGCAATCTTATGCTACTGTACTACCCAATCATGCATTTAGCTCAAATAGCTTTAGTTATGGATTGTGGTTTAAATTAGGAGATACTGAAAAGGGATATTTATTTGGAACTCGGTCTATTGGAAATACTTCAGGAGTAGGTTTGACTATTGATACTGGAGATGGCAAAATAAGGTCAAGACCATTTGGTCACACACAAGTATATACTTCAGGAGCTTATGATGATGGAGAATGGCATCATGCTCATCATAATATAGATAGAAGTGGTAATGCTATTCTATATATAGATGGAGTAGCAGCAATAACGCAAGATATATCAGGAACTCCATGGTGGGGAATATCTTCGTCTCATTTTTGGTTTATTGGAGCGGAAGAAGGGACTAGTAATTTTCTAGCTGGAGAAATAGATGATTTAGTTATATATAGCGATGTATTAACAGTAGCAGAAGTAACAAGAAATTATAACGCAGGAAAAAGGAGTCACAGATAATGGCACATTATGAAATGTATTTTTGTCTACCAAGCAGTGCATATGATAGTGCTGTTGGTACTAAAATAAAAGAACTATATCCAATAGTAGAATCAGTTGATGAGGATGATAATATTACTTATGTATCTGCACCTACTTGGAATGATATAATATTTGCAGGTAAAGTAGGAGCTCCAAGATATTCACACGATAGAGCATACTGTATTATCAAAGGTGAATGGTCTATGAAAGATGGAGTATTATCAGAACTTATAGCATTAGGAGCTAGTAAAGCATATCCTAATTTTAGTGTATTAACTAAGTCAGAAGCACAAACTTTGGCTAATAGTGATACATTTGTAAGTGAAGAGTAATTATATTAAATTAGAGGGAATTTATGAAAAGAAATAGAACATATTATTGCAACTCTTGTAAACAATGTATTGACTTTAAAGCAAATGATGACCATATATGTAAGTGTGGATATATCTTTGGTAAAACAATAAATATATCAGATGGTATTAATATGAGAAAAACATGGAGTGGTCAAACAAAAGTTGAATTTAGTCAAACAACAATTGACCAAGATATAGCAGATAGGAATAGAAGATAATGGCTGTAAGTTTTGGAGAACAAATACATGCATTAACAGGTTTTGATGGAGATAGTGCTAGTGCATCTGAAATAGGTGAAAATTATGATGATATGACTGCTGAATGGATGAATGTTGCAATAAAAGAAATTATTAATATTCTTCCTCCTAAATTAAAACAGAAGTGTTCTAAGGTTACTAATTTATATATTGGCAATACAGACACAACTATGGATTTAGATGGTCTTGGAGAAATATTATATGTAACACGTGAAAATGCTGATTCTGGTTATTATATTGGATGTAGAGAAGTATCTCCTTTGTTAGCAGACTCAGCTAATGATTCATCTAGTTTGCATTATGCAACCGCTACCGACCCTGTTTATTGGACTGAAAGCAATTCATCTGGTAATCCTACATTATTTGTAAAACCAACTCCAACTGCGAATCAACCTGCTAAAGTTATGCATATATCATATCCTGTATTTGACGCAGATGGTAGTGGTACAAATGTTAATATTAAAACTGCAACATCTATATCAAATTTTCCTGATGAAGCTGAAAGTCTAGTTGTATTAAAAGCAGCTATAATAGCAGCAGAGTATCAATTAGCGATTGAAGAAGATGTGGAATTATATGCTCCAATTATTGCAAATTTAAAACAAGAATATCAACAAGGAGTTTTAGCATTACAATCAGGAAGTATAGTTCCACCACAACAGAAAGGAGCTAAATAATGACGGCAAAAAATATTATAGAACAAATTGAAAAGCTATTTGGAAGACAACAAGAACAATATATGTTTCAATTAATGAATGATGCATTAGATGATATTGCTTCACATAAAAGAAATTTTACAACTTCAAAGATTACAGATTTAAAGAAACATCAAAGATGGTATTCATTAGATGATGATGTGGTAGATATTAAAAGAGTTGAAGTATTGGATACAAACGATAGATATGTATTAGTTCCTAAATTAGCAGACCCACATAAAATATTAAGAGAAGATACAGATTCAAATAGCACAACATGGACAGCTTCAAGTGGAAGTGATGATTCATTAACATAAGGTTTATATGGCAACAAATAAAAGAACATATCCAAATAATTATTTCGCATGGTATAATGATGAAGACAGATTAGCAATTGTATGTGAAGATACAACGGCAACATCTGGTGAAAGAACAAAAGAAAAGTATGATTCATTTCAAGGAACTGGGAATTTAAGCGGCAATATTACATCCTCATCTACTGCGGCAGGTGCTTTTGTAGATTTTACATCAGTTGGTCATACATTAGTTATAGGCGATAGGGTAGCAATATCTGGAACAACTTCATATGATGGTAATCATGCAGTTACAGCTATAGCATCCTCATTTGGAACTAATACCACTTTTAGAATTGCAGCCACTAATAGCGAGAGTAATGAGGGAGCTTCAAGTGGAGTGACTTTTACATCATTATTTATTGATAATGGTCTAAGAATTACATATACAGCAAAATATGGAACAATTGATGCTCAAACAGAAGATTTAAAAACTGAAGCAGGATTAGACTCTGGATTACACCCAGCGGTAGTATGTTATATTAAATCAAGAATGTTTGAAGATGCAGGAGATATACAAAGAGCTCAATATTTTAGAGCAATGTATGATAAAATGGTAAAACAATATCCATTAAGAAAAAGTGGTGTAAGAACATTGTCAGTACCAAGACTATAATAAAAATTAGTTTTTTGAAATAAAAAGAGGTAACTATGGCTAGAAAGGCTAGAGGTATTGTCGATAGGGCAATAGTAACACCTGATAAACACTTTCCATTGCATGATGATGCAGCAATTAATGTTGTATGCCAAGCAATAGAATTAATAAAACCTAATATATATATTGATTTAGGTGACACAGGTGAATGGGAATTATTTAGTAGTCATTATTGGAGGGATAGAGAAAGACCTCCTTTAGAAGTATTAATTCCTATGCTAAATAAAGAAGTTAGAGTAGTAAATAAGTGGATGGATGTAATAGATGAATCTCTTAATAAGGCAAAATGTAAAGAAAGACATTTTATACAAGGAAATCACGAAGTTTGGCTTGATAAGTTTGTAGTAAAACATCCCTACCTTCCTGAATATGAAACTTCAAAAGCTTTGAAATTAAAAGAAAGAGGTTATAAGTATTGGGAATACATATCAAGAAAGAAACTTAAAATAGGTAAATTAAATTTTACACATGGCGATTATGTTCCCATACATCATGCTAAAAAGCATTTGGGTGCATATAAAGAGAATATAATTTATGGTCACACGCATGACCTACAAAGATTCACCGATACTGGTCTTGGTGGAACTCAGAGTGCTTGGAGTATGGGTTGTTTAAAAGATATGAGTTCTGACAAAAATAAATGGCTAAGAGGGAATCTTCACAATTGGAATCATGCATTTGCAGTTGTTGATTGGTTTAGAAATGGAGATTTTAAAGTGGAAGTAGTAGAAATTATAAATGGTAGAACTTCGTTATGGGGTAAACTACTTGATGGAAATAAATAATGGAGATTAATGGAACAACAAGCTATAGAGAATTTGATTGGTCAGTATGGTTGGATGGCTGTTATAGCATTCTTGTTCCTTATTGGAAGAAAAACAATTGAATCAACAATAGAGGCTATTAAAGTCTTTGCTGGTGATGATTTAAATACAGATGATGTTATAATATTTGATGATAGGCCTGCGAGAGTAGTAAGAGTAGGATTTTGGAAAACAATATTATTTGTATATGAAGTAGGTTGCAATGATGGAAAACCTTTTATTAAAGGTGGAAATAAAGTTGCAATTCAAAATGATAAACTAAAAGACCATATGATAGA